GATGGTGCTTTGATATGATGTGCCGTTCACATTAGCATCTTCATCATTCTCGTACCCTAGTACTCTTAAATCAAGTGTTTCCATATCTCTCTCCTTAAAATAATTTAGTTCCATTTTCGACAGCCTGTTTCATTTCAAAAACCTCTGCCTGTTCATTTACATGAAAGTCTTGCATTTCTGCATCTATAAAACCAGTGAATGATTTTGTCAAGTGAAACCACTTGTTCACCAGAAGATTTGCAGCTTTCTGTTTTTCTTCATCTGAAAGTCGTGCAAGTGACTCTACAAATTGTTCTGCTGTGATTTTCATAATTTTACCTCTTTTCTCACTTTCTATATTCATTATACTTGTTTTCATAACGAATGTCAAGTAGTTTCTATCATACAACCAAAAGTATTTTTCACCACAAAGGTAGTATCTGTACCTTCAGCCATTTCGTTCAGAACCATCTTTTCTTCCTCTGCATTACCCAAGCATTGGTGCAAAGAAACAATTTCTGGTTGATTGTCTGATTCACATTTCAGAATTGCCCAACCTTCGATGGGGTGACCTACATTATTAAACATTTCTTCTCCTAATTAAACGCAATCAAAGCTAACAACAAACTATTCAATGCAAATCCAATTGCATTAGATACAATATACAAAGTATCTTTAGCATATATCGCTCTCACTAGAAACAAGAACAATCCTAACCATACTAATAGTATGAAGTTCAATGGTGGCAAGTTAGTTGACCATCCCATTAGAACAGAGATTGATGTTGGAGCAGTTGCTCCGTGGATGAGAATCATTCCCAACCATCCACAAGTTTCTGGTATATTCAAATTTTTAATCATAATAATAAATTCCTTTCATTAACTAATATTCCACTTCACTTCAAGTTTACCTTTTTTCAGGCAATCTGCAAGATACTCCATGTATCCAATGGCCATTCTCTTCTCATCAGAAGCACCCTCTGTAAGATTGATGACAGCATCTTCAAGATTCTGAATCATTGACTTTTCGGCTTCACCAAAGTTCATAACAAACTGACCTTCACTGTTTTCAACAAACATCTTCTTGTCCTTCCAATCTTGATAAAAATAACCCATTACGCATTCTCCATTTTCTTTGCAAGTTCTTCACATTCTTTTTCAGTAGCAACACCAACTAGAGTTGCAAGTTTCTCAAGTGTCTCTTGACCAGAAGATGACATTCTATCAAACTCCCAATATAAGTCAGCAACACATTTCGCAATTTTTAATTCTTTCATTCTAATACGCCTTTGTCATTTCCATTAATTTAAAACCTTCTTCTGCAAGTATCTTTGCATCGTCATAGTGGGCGAACCCTTCTTCATCTGCAAAGTCCATGCTACTTGTATAATAGATGGTATCATTGTCGATATCAATATGATGGGTATCCATTACATATTTGAAAGTTTTTGCGGTCTTGATGTTACCACCAACCAAATTACCAGGCCCCTTGAAAATCTCAAGTCCACCGTTGTTCGCACCGATAAAAATTGTCTCACTCATTTGAAGTCCTTTCTCTCTCTTGACTATACTTATACTATACAGATGTTTTCACAACAAGTCAAGCAAAAAATGAAAAAAAGTGCATAAAAAAACCCTTGTAAATCAAGGGTTTAGTAAAAAAGTTTAAAAAACTTTTGTTATTTTTTGAGAAATTTAACGAAAATAGACGAAAAACATCGAATCGCAGCGAATCGTGCGAATCACTTATAAGACTATTGGTTTTCTTTTAGTTGACCAATCAATTTTTTTAGTTTCTTTTTTGATTTACCCATTGCTTTTGCATCTGCAATGTCATCAATATTTGAGATGTCACCTTCCACAACGACAAGACCAATCATACCCATACCTTTGTGTGGTGTACACCAGTAGTAATAGATGCCTGGGATATCAAACTGTATCTCAACCTCTTTACTATTCTTGGATTTCTTTGGTATTTCAAACCCTTCTGGGGCTGCAACGATTTCTACGTTGTGTCCTTTACTGGTTGGAATCCATTTGACAATCTGTCCAACTCCAATTTCCACAATCTCTTGTGAATATACCATCTTATTACCATCGGCATCTTTATTCAACATCTCTACTGTTGTGCCATTCATTCCATACGCTAGACTTGTAAAAAATACAAATCCAAAAATTGTCATTATAAATCCTAATGCTTTCATTTCAAGTTATCCTTTTCTAACATAAGTGCTTTCGCTTCTTCATAGTACCCTTGTCGTGCAAGTTCAGACGCTGCCCTTGCGTAACCAACTCTGGTAAAAAATTTGTTGAAGTGGATACTACCCACTTTTATATAGTGTGCTATTTTATCACATATCTCACAAGTTTCCTCGTAAGTGTGTCTTAATACTAATCCGATACTCATCGTTTCAGTCTCCCTTTGTTTGTTAGATAGTTATTGTAAAAGTCTATACAGTCTTGGTTGGATAGATGTCTGGTTTCGTTATTCCATTCAGTGCGAACATAATTAACAATTCCTCTATTATCTTGTCTCTGTTGAAACAAATTAGTCAGTGCTCTTAACATATTATTACTCCATGCATGAAAAAAGGGTGCAATGCACCCTTGTATTAGTTTTTCTCGATTTTTCGCCAACTTAAATAGTCCGCTTCTTCTTCGGTGTAAGGCCACATTTGGCAAGTTCCTTTAGGTTAAAAAGTGTAATGGTTTATTACGCAATTATTTATAACAGTAATACTGTCCTAATTGTTGCGTCTATGGAAAAACAGCTGTGTTATTTTTGCATAGGTGTGGTGTCTTTTTTTGCACCACGTTCTGATTCTGCAAATCTAGGTTTCTCTCGCATTTCAAGTTGTGTTTTAAATTTTTCTCTAACGTCTGGATGGTTTTCTGAAAATCTTAATAGCATTGTTATCGCAACATAATGGTCACCCATAAAACGTAACCAACCATCAACGTAGAGTTTCCCCTTGCTTTCGTTCATGTCTAGTACAAAATTCTTATGACGATACATCACCCTTATGCAGTCCTACAAAATATTCAGCGTCCACTACTACAAGTGGTTTATGATTATTACGTTTAATAACCACCACTGGTTCATGGTCTTTACTATTCTCGACTGCTTGTGCGTATGATTGCCACACGTTGATTTTCTCTTGGTTCTTACATTCTATCGAATAAGGGAACTTCTCTCTCGCAGCCCTTGCCATAATCAAGTCTTCTCCACCAGCACCCATTGACCTAGATTCTACATCTTCTGGATGGACACCTAAATTTTCAATCAGAAGGTCACGAAACCATTGTTGTAACCTTCTGCCTTTTGCTTTCGCACTTTGCGTTTTCACTAGTAGTCTTCTTCCTCATCGTATAAGTCATCTTCATTATCTTCTGGGATAGATGCTCCACAGAAAACACAATACGTTATTTCATAATGATGTTCTGACATTCCATGACGTACTGTAAATTCTGCATCGCACTCTTCACAGGAAATAATTTTTCTACTCATATTTATGCAGCGTCCTCATACGCATCATCCCAAGAACCAGTTAATCCAGCAACCTCATATTCGGTCACTCTATTCTCAAAGAAGTTGGTATGGTCTGCACCGTTAAGTACCCATTCCAACCACGGTAGAGGATTCTCTTTTACCTTAAAGTTTGGTTTTAACCCAAGTTGTAATAACCTTCTGTCTGTTATATATCTTATATAGGTCTTCACATCAGACGCTTCAAGACCTTCTGGAGCACCCATCTTATAGGTCAACTGAACAAACTTGTCTTCTAGTTTGACTGACTGTCTTGCCATCTCGTAGATTTCAGATTTGAAATCATCATCCACAACCTTTGGATATTCTGTACAGAACTGTCGGAATAGTTTTGCAATCCCTTCCACATGGATAGATTCGTCACGAATAGACCATTCTACGACCTTTCCCATACCTTTCATCTTTCCGAACCTTTGGAAGTTCAACAACATCACAAATGATGCAAATAGAGCAATACCCTCATTCATCACCGACTTTGCCATTGCAAGTGCAAGACCTCTGTGTGTTGATGTATTTGAATCCATCATGAAGTCAATCTTGTCTGCCATCTCTGAATACTCAAGGAATGCATGATACTCTTCTGGTGGAAGACCAAGTGTCTCATTCAACAATGCATATGCACGTTGATGGATTGCTTCCCTATTCGCAAATGAACCCAACATATTTCTTACTTCGTTGTTCTTGAATTTTGGAATCAACTGGTCATAATAGTTCTGTCCAACTGCAACATCAGCCTGTGTAAACAGTCTTAGAATATTGGTGATATAATCTTTCTCTGCGTTTGTAACCTTACCAGACTTCCAATCAGATACGTCTTCAGACAAATCAAGTTCGTCTTCAATCCAGTGTACCTTCTCATGTCTTGTTGTGATTTCAACTGCCCAAGGATAATAGAATGGCTTGTAAGTTTCACTAAATTTCAACAGACTTCCACCACCTCTTTTTTTGAAAAGTGTCTCTGCATATTTCATTAGGTCATCGTATCCACCGATACGGTCACCGTCTACAAAGATTTGTGGTACAGAATTTATTCTGCGAACATCGTTTGGTTTCCCAACGATTTCACTGATACCGTTGATTGACTGATAGAACGCAAGACGTTCTTCCTCATTATCCATGACCTCAGCGGTATATTCAAATCCATTTTCTTCAAACCACTTTTTTGCCATATCACAAAAAGGACAGTCTGATTTAGTTACTACTCGTATTTCCATTTTTTTATTTCTCCATGTAACAGTTGTGATTCGGTTTTTCTTTCATTTGTAAAACCCAATCTAGTTCTTGTATGCACCTGTTGTACCACTTTTTATCGTGTTCATCATGTGCCTTTTCCATATCTTCTTTTAGTTGTTCCATCCTCATTTTGATGTAACGGTTTTGTTTTAATGTCATGCTGCTAACGGCCTTTCTGGATTTACCCCTAACATATCACCCCATGCACTATAATAATGTCTCATACCCACTTCATCGTGGATAGTTCCATTCTCATGTCTTCCATGCAGAATGTTTCTTTTCTCTGTACCCTCACGCATTGTAGTACCTTGACCAGTAACACCAATCAAGTCTTCATGAAGATTACGACCAAAAGGCCCCCAGATTGAATTGTGATGTTTGATACGAGTAAGTCTTTCTTCTTTCGTATCCTTTCTTAATCCGTATCCACGAAACTCAATAAGGACTTGGTTCGGCCCAAGTGGTGTTACACTGTCTGAACGATATGCACTTCCTCTTAGGTTAAAGTTGAAGCCTGGGAACAAGTCAACCATGTACCACTGATTTGGTGGTAGGTTAGGAAATGATAGTTCACCCCTGTCCTCAAAACCTTCGTACTCCTCGTAGTTAACTGTGAATGAACTTACATTCACATGACCATTATCAAATGGTATATTCTTACGAGCAAAATATTCATCATTAAATCCACTTACTCTGTTAAAATAATGCATGAAGTCATGATAGAATTCACTGTTAGTATCATGCCACAATTTGTAGTTTGTATTTATGATTGCTTTGTGATAATGAAAGACTTCCATCTCCTCAGTATCAATCGCATCTGCAATACAATCAAATGCACCAGCAGTCCACTCATCCACACTCTGTGTTGGATTGGGGTTAAGTGTCACCCAAACCATACCACCATGTTTTATTTCACAGTGCAGTTCTCTACCAAAGGTATCATCATTCCACAATTTACCAGAAGGCATTTGAGGCCCATAATTCAGAAATGCTCTTGCACCAAGTTCCCCTGTATTATATGCAATAACATTATGTCCTGCTATTTGTGTTGTTCTGTAATTTCCCTTTTCGTACATCTCACTGATGTGACACATTGGTATCCAGACTTTACTAAAAATTTGTTCTTGCTCTTGTTCAAAAATGTCTTTGTTATTATAACATTCACTAGAGATATATTCTACGTTAGGCGTTTTTATCCAATTCTTATGATTTCTTGGTGGCATAATACCATCTCCTATACTGCAAAACTTTCACCACATCCACATGATGCAGTGGCATTCGGATTTACAACCTTTAAATAAGACCCACCGAGCTCTTCTACATAATCAACAGTGCATCCAAAGACAAACATCTCTGCCATTGGGTCTAACCAAAGATTACCAACGGTTGGTTCTTTATCAGTAACCCCCCATTCATATTGGAAACCAGAACACCCACCACCCTTTACCGATAGTGACACGTTTGGTTGTCCAACCTTCAGTAAGTATTCTTTTGCTCTGTCTGTTAAACTTAACCTTGACACGCTACACACTCATCTTGCGATTGTGTGGTGATATCACAAATAGCTTGTGATTCATAGTCCTTCAATGCATTCCTTTCTACCTTCTCAGATACATTCTCTGCACGTTGACCTGTCTCAGTCCTCAAATAATAAAGACCCTTACAACCAGACTTCCATGCGTTCATATGCACTTGGTGTAGATATTTCTTTGTTGCACCAGCAGGAAAGAATAGATTCAGTGATTGACCTTGACATAAAAATCTTTGTCTATCACCACCCTGTAGTACTAACTTATTCTGGTCAAGTTCGATTGCTGTTTTGAAAACTTCTTTAACATCGTCCTTCAAAAATTTAAGGTGTTGTACAGACCCACCATTGGTGATGATATCTTGCCATACCTTATCAGTATTCTTATCAACCTTATCAAGTTCCTCTGCGAGATATTTGTTCTTCACAAGATGTGAACCAGCACGAGTCCTATGTGTATATGCATTTGCTTTTAATGGTTCGATAGATGGTGAAGTACCACAGATAATAGAACTGTTTGCATTTGGAGCGATTGCAAGTAGATGTGCATTACGTCTACCTGTACCTTCCATGTCTGGTGCCTCTCCTTTTATCATACCCAATCTAAGACTTTCCTCAATCGCTTCTTTTTGAATGTGTTGAAACACAACTGCATTCCATACATCTGCTTGTGATGAATCAAAAGGAATTCTCTTCTTGTTCAAGAATGAGTGCCATCCCATCGCACCAAGACCAAGTGACCTTTCCTGTTCAGCAGAATATCTTGCACGACTGATTTCATCTGGTGCATTGTCAATAAAGAATTGTAACACGTTGTCCAAGAATCGAACAAGGTCACGAATCATTTCTGTCTTTTTCCAATCTTCAAACAACTCAACATTGACTGAAGAAAGACAGCATACAGCAGTCCTATCGTCTGAAGTTGGAAGATGAATTTCGTTACATAAGTTTGAACCATGAATTCTCAATCCTTTGTCTTTTTGAGTTTGGGGCATCGCACGATTAGCAGTGTCGATAAAGTTTAGGTATGGTTCACCTGTACGATATCTTACCTCTAAAATTTGTTCCCATAACTTCCTTGCTCTCATTGTCTCACGAACTGTATCATCATTGGGGTCTTTTAAATCCCACCATTCGTTTCTTTCAACTGCTCTCATAAAATCGTCAGTTACATTTACTGCATGGTGCAAGTTAAGGTTCTTACGATTAACATCACCTGTAGGAACTCTCATGTTCAAGAATTCAATGATGTCTGGATGAGAAACATCCATGTACGCAGCATAAGAACCTTTCCTTGTCTTACCCTGTCTGTATGCTGTCATGTCTGCATCAACTGTGTGCAGAAATGGCATTGGGCCTGGGGCTTTGTCGGATACTGCTCGTACATCAGACCAGTGACCACCGACACCACCACCCTTCACAGAAAGCCATCTCAGTTCCGCCGTATGGTCAATAAGACCTTCTAACGAGTCTGGAACATAAGTTAGAAAACAAGAAATAGGTAACGCCTTGACCTTTTGTCCAGGCATTGGTGCATTTGATAAAACAGGTGATGCAAACATGAACCACCCCTTTGAAACGTAATCGTAAATTCTTTGTGCAAGTTTCATATCCCCATATGAATATGCAACTGAGGCTCTTGCAAACGCTTGTTGTGGACTGTCTTCACCATCAACACAATAATAATCTTTCAGCAACTTTTGTGCTTGTTCTGACAATGTTTTATCTCTATCTAAATCAATAGAGATTCCTAAGTACTTTGAGTCTCTCACCACTGGAAACTCCACAACCTCTGCTGTCTGCATTTTAATTCTCCTATATTTTTTTCCATTTTTGAAGTTCGACTTTCGCTGATAATCCTTGGAAGGTGTTAGTATGTATACATTTTGTAATCTCTGTAGCGTCCATTCCAGATAAAATCATATCGTTAATATCCTTTTGTCGCACCCATTCGGGCCATACTACAATCCTATAATTCTCATCAATCGCCTTCTCTATTTGTTTAATTACTTCCTTGTTCCTTGGTTCGTTATCTGGAACAAGAACTGCCTTGTCTTTGTATTGAGGTACACGCAAATCACTTTGAGCAACTGCAATACAGTTTGGTATAAAAAGACTATCAATAGGGCCTTCCACGATAAAAATATCCCTAGAAGTGTCAACCCTATCAAGTCCAAATATTTTAGGCACACTCTCATCAAGTATGATGGTAATGTACTTTGGTTTTTCTTTACCAAACGCTCTTCCTTGGTATGCAAATATATCACCCTTGGAATCACGAAACGGAATCACCATCCTTGGGTGGTCACCATCCAAGGTTGGAAACTTATTTGGAACTAACTGATTAGTCCAAGAATAAAACTGATTGACCAAGTAGATATCATTATCATTAGGAATTTTTCGGTCTTCAATGAACCGATAAGCAGGATGCTGTTTTCCAATTTCCCTAAAAGATTTGACATTTTCAAAGATACCCTTTTGGTTAAAGACAGGTTTCGGTATATCGAATTTTGGATTCTCGACATGGCCACCCCTACCTGTAGCGGTGTGACCTTCTTTGTACCGCTCTAATATATAGTCATCGTGAACCTTAGAGTCGATGTGTTTTATCAAATTAGATAAATTAGTTCCCATACTACAGTTATGACACTTGTAGAACAAATCGCTCTTCTTACGAAAGACAAACCCTCTCGCTTTCGATTGACTCTTTTTGGAATCCCCACAGAATGGACAACGAAAGTTCCAGAGATAATCACTCTTCTTCTTGAACCGTTGTAACCTGTGTGATATTAGATTAAGATATTTAAGGTCTATGTACATACTCATAGAACAGAGTATATACATTTACATAGGGAATGTCAAGACCTTTTGTAGAATAAACCCTATGACGATTGACCCACCAATGATGAGCCATCTCCACTTCTCTAAAACACCAACCCTCTGCGACAATTCTTCACGCATCTTACGAAAGTGTTCTTCTTCAATTTTACTGTGTGCATTCATCTGTTCGACAAGTCTTCTTTCCATGTCACCCATAGACTTATGCGTTTCCTTTGCATTGGACGTAATGCGAGAATGTAACTCCATTATATTTTCAGTAAGTTTTTTCTCTTGTTCGTCCAATGCTTCTTCCTGTCTAATTAGTTTTTCTTCGTGTACCGCCATGATTGTGTGAAGGGAACTTGATACATCTGCTATTTTTTCAATAGCAGTGTCAAGGCGTCCGTAGATGCCTTTCATGTCATCTACCTCCCTTTTCAACAATGCAATCTCAGTTTCCACAGACAATTATTTGCCTCCCTACTAAAACGGTTTTAAGTCAGATGGTTTAACATCTATAAATCTGACTATACTATTAGTATCACTTACTTCAACATCTAGTTTTTTACAAGCAAGTCTCATTGTACCGCTGTATTCTTTTTGTGTTGGTGATTTTACGTTACGTTCAATTGTGCGTTTTGCTTTAAGACACTCACTCAAACCATCTCTTACTGTATATTCTTTAAGTTCCAATGGACTACCAAAAAACATTAGTAACACAATTGCCCCCTCTAGAATCATATCATTAATAACTGGTGGCATAGCTTATCCTCCAAGTTTTTCTGTAACGCTTTTTGCTTTCACTTCTGGATTATCCTCAGTATCTAACAAACGAATAATATAATTGTTACCATCTGCATCCTTACCTACTTCTACTAATCTCTTTTGACAGGTATATCTGTAAGGTTCAGTTCCTTCATGCGTTTTTTCTGCTGTTCTTTTCTCTCTCAAACAATCTACCATTTTGTGGTGTCCAACGTGGGAAGCCACTTCACCATTAACATATAACAAAAGTGTGATACATACCATTTCTATCATATCAGTGTCCGTTCTTTAATTCTAGTTGAGAATCTTTAATTTTCTCAATTGCTTCTTCTAACTGGTTAATTCTTTTTTCATAGAATTCCATAGTTAATTTTTGTTGTTGGTCAAAAGGTGCTTGACCAGTTTCAATTTCTGTAGTTAATTTTTCAAGTTCGCCTGCGATATGTTCTATTAACATAAACTGTTCACTATCTGCTGGCAGTGAACCCATCTCTCCTCTAGGCCATTTAATCCTAAATTCTGTGTTCATGGTAACATCATTTTGTTGCATATGTTGTTGAGTTTCTATTTGATTTAGTCGCTCAACAATACCAAAGTAAGCCCATGTGGCGACAGAAGCACCAGCAATCATAGAAAGTATATTTCTTAACGGTAGTGCTACTTCAGTGTTGTCACTAATTTTATTGGCCATAATCTTTCTCCATTACTATTTAGGGATTGTCAAAACTTTGACAATAGTAATAATTTGACAGTATTCCTTGTCAGATTATTTACTTACCTCAATCTCTTCATTTCTTTTTCTATGTCCGTTCCACGCAACAAAACCACCAAGTCTCAAGGCATAGTATGCCAAGTAGTTTAGAAAGTGAAAACCATTCTGTTCAATATTAATATCTCTGAAAATTTGGTCTGCTTGTTTTTGAGTAATCTTACCCATTGTTTCTTTCTGACCAGACTTGAGTAGAGTTGCATATTTGTATGCATAATCATGTACAAGCCCACCCATAAGAAGAACACCTGTCGGTGACAACCATGTGTGTAGAAACTTAGGAATGGATGCTCCGTCAAATCTAAAACCCTGTGGGATAATATACTTTTCACCCATGATAGTAAATGACCAATCATCTGCAACTTCCCAGTGTCGAGTACCAGTTAACCACATCCAAATCGCACCCCAAAATCCTTTGCCTGCGGTTGGGATTGCAATCGGTCTTAGTTGTGGCATTACGTTGTACTCAAATCCTATTCTTTTGTGTTTGTTATCCACACCAAACATATTGATTATAAAACCTACTGCAATTAGTATACCAACTACAGTAAACTGCCACCATGTCACTGCTAAGTCAACAGCAATATTAATCATCTGTTCCATCTATTTTCTCCTCTGACGGTTTTACCGCCTCCTCATAATAGAGTATAATTTGTTTTTGTTGTTCAATATACCTTCTCAGTTCTGCAAAGTTCTTTGATAGGTTTTCATAATCTTTGACAGATATTGCAATAT